ATCTGTAAGTATGAAAGGCGGAAAATCTGTAAGTATGAAAGGCGGAAAATCTGTAACCATACCTGTTTCTACTGTTCCGGGTGCGTCAGCGGCAAGCAATTTAATTACAACAGATTTAACCACTATGGGAGCATCGATTGCCATACAAAATGCACTATATAAACAGGTGGGTGGTAAGCGAAGAAAGAAGTCACGTGTTAATCGCACTAACAAAAAACGCACCAACAAAAAACGCGGTAACAAAAAACGCGGTAACAAAAAACGCACTAACAAAAAACGCGGTAACAAAAAACGCACTAACAAAAAACGCACCACAAACAAGCTGGTTAATCGTAGACGGAATAAGCGCGGTCTTCGTGTTCATATATAGCGAAAATTTTTCAAAGATAAATTTTTTGTTAATGTCATAAATAATTTTCGCACTATTATCTATTATGACGTTTTCTGATTGGACCAGATTTATACTGGTTATATTAATTTTTATGTGTCTACACGCCTATATTATTTTAGCGATTCAAATGGAAAATATTAAAAAAAACTGGCCTGTATGGAGGTGTAATCCGATGGTAATGCCATTTGCGAGGGTATTTGGACATGATGAATTTGGAAATTTCACACATTGTATTCAGACTATGCAAAGCGACTATATGTCATTCTTGCTACAGCCAATTAATTTTGATTTAAGTAAGGTTACCAAAATCGGAGGGTTATTTACGGCGGGGCTGGCAGGAGGACTTTCATTTATAACCGATTTAAGAAAAATGCTTCATACGATATTTAAAAGTATATACGCCGCATTTCAACAGATAATCATCCAATTTCAATTAATGATCATCAATATTAAGGACACCTTCGGTAAAATAGGTGCGGTTGTCAGTATATTAGCAAAAATAATTATGGGGATATCTAATTTGATTAAAAGTATTGAAAATGGTCCTCCTGGACAGGTATTAGAAGCCGTTTCTAACAACTGTTTTGACCCAGAAACGAAGGTAATGACAAGTTCAGGTAAATTAATTGCTATGAAAGATATTGAATTAAATACTATATTAAAAAATGGGTCAAAGGTATTATCTGTAATGAAAATAAGCAATCTCACAACAGATGGGAATATTAACTCTCAGATGTATGAAGTATATAATGGAGAAAATAACGAATATATATACGTTACTGGTTCGCATCTGATTTATGACCCGAATCTAAAGGAATATGTAAGTGTTAAAAATCTTGATGCTGGAAATAAATGTAAGATATCAAATAAAGTTTGTCGCGAGTTATCATGTCTGATAACATCAGACCACACTATAGCTATAGGGGAATGGATATTCCATGATTGGGAGGATAATAATGGTTCGCCATCCAAGAGCATATAATAAGATTATTACACATCAATATTATCAACATACTATATATGAGCGGTTTGTCTGATTCGATATTTACTAAAGTAAGTAATTTATATAAAAAGGCCGGATATCTTAATTTATACGGTGTAGATTTAATTATTACAATTGTAATATGTGTGTTTTTTTCATTAATAATGATGTATTATTCTGTAATTAATAATCTACAACCTATAAAAGCTGATTGGGATAATAATAAATGTAAACCATCAATAATTCCATTTGCTGGTATAATTAATAGACCCGATAACGAAACAGCATTTGAATTCACACAGAAAAACTTTATATATTGTGGTCAAACAATGCTCAAGAAAATTGTTGACGGAGCATTCCTACCTATATTTCTGGCATTCGAAGGTGTTAGTTATTTTTTAAAGTCATGTGTGTTACAATTATCAATTATATATTCTCAAATTTCAAATGCTCAGGGGCGCGCCGGTGGAATATTTGCTATAATAAGAAGAGCTGTTAAAATAATGCTTATACCATTACAGCAATTAATTATTAACGTGAAAGATATATTCAACAAATTACAGGCTATATTTGTAGTTGTATTGTATGGGTTAATGGGACCATTATTTACGCTTCTAGGAGCTCTCGATTTACTTCAAGATGTAATAACGCTGGCAATTGTCGCGGCGGTTGCAACATCGGTGGCTCTGTTTGCGGCAGCGGCGGCCTTTTACGCATCATTTTTTTTATCACCATTGGGAATCCCATTAACGGTATTGGGCGGTGTCGCCGTCGCTATTAGCGTAGCCCTCGCCGTCATCTGCGGGCTCCTTCTTATCTGCGTTAATGAGGTAAAAGATGCAGCAGACCAATGTTTTGACCCAGATACGAAAGTTAAGACACAGTCAGGAGAGTTAGTCGCCATGAAAGATCTTGAATTAAATACAATTCTTAAGAACGGAACAAGAGTTACGTCAGTAATGAAATTAAATAATACCGATGAAAATGGTAATATAATAAATAAGATGTACGAGATTAATAATGGTGAAAGTAATAGTTGTATATATGTGACTGGTAATCATTTAGTGTATGATCCTATGATCAAAGAATTTGTAGCAGTTAATAATCTACGTGGAGCGAATCCATCTCATATATCGAAGAAGGAATGTCCAGTTTTAGCGTGTTTAATCACTACTAATCATACAATTCCAATAGGGGAATGGATATTCCATGATTGGGAGGATAATAATGGTTCGTCGTCAAAATCGGTTGAGTAATCATATTAAGGATTTATTGATAAATAAGGATTTATATAGAGTTGTGAATTAATATAATTATAATCTATATATTTTTTATAATGAACATTAATATTCTTGGAGTTAAAATGAGATTGGAACTCATAATTATAAGTATATTTGTAGGTTGTGTAATAACAACAACTTCATTCTGTAGCTGTGCTGGCGGAATTCGTGAAGGATTCATAATAGGCACCAACTTAGCTGGTGCGGCAATCGACTATTCTATGGGCGACGGTGTTAAGGGGAGTTATCTCGTGAAACCGGATGATTTCAATAAACTAGAAACGAACGTGAAAGGGTTGGGTATTCCACCTCCCGAAGGTAAATTATCGCTTTTCGGTGAAAATGAAATGAGCCCAAACTGCTGTCCGTCAACATATAGCACCTCAAAGGGATGCGTATGTTCCACACCAGAACAAATTACATTTCTAAATAAGCGCGGTGGAAACAGAACATAGAGTATTGTAAAAATAAAAAATTTTTTTATTTTATTTTTAAATAAGTAGTTATTTCTTTATTTGTTACATTTTGAGTTGTTTATTAATTGCTAGTTATACATATTATGCCAATTACCGGTCGGTTCGGTTATCTTAATCATAATGTCAACGATTTCTGTTGTAACACTAACTGGAAACACGATTTTTAGTTTCATGTCCTTCTCAAATAGATTTGTCTCTGGTTTCATAAGTCGATAAAGATTTAACTTGGTGTGTATAATTTCTAGACAGCGTTTTAGATTTCTAACGCCTTGCTCACTATCTGTATATTTCTCGATAATGTGTTTGATTACTACGTCGGAAATAACAATATCCTCCTCCTTAAATTTAACCTGTTCTTTAATCTTCGGAATTAAGTAATTTTTAGCAATAATCGTCTTTTGTTTGACATCATATCCTTTCGTCTGAATGCGATACATACGGTCCTTTAGAATAGGATTTACTTTAGACTCATCGTTGTAGCTAAATATAAAGAGACACCGACTAAGGTCAAAATCAAGTTCCGAGAAATATTTATCATGAAACTTACTATTTTGTGTCGTATCTGTAAGATGTGTCAAAATACCGTTTATCTCCTCACCTTTAGGCGTTTCACTTACCTTGTCTAACTCATCAAAGTAAATGACCGGATTCATTGATTTACATTGAATCAGAATATCTACAATTTTCCCCCACGTCGACCCCTCATATGTATAAGAGTGACCCTCGAGAAAGCTAGAGTCTGTGGCACCACCTAGCGCGATGAACGCGAATTCTCTACCCAGAATTTGACTGATTCCATCTTTGACCAACGTGGTTTTACCCGTCCCCATTGGTCCCTTAATCGCGATAGCCGATCCAATTGCCTCCGGGTTCGCAATCCATTGCCCAACCATCTGCATAATCTGTAGTTTGGCGTCATCCATTCCATAAACCGCCTCGTCAAGTGTTTTTTTAGAATGTTCCATAAACTCGTGACACTTATCTACACCGTCGTCTATTGTTAGTGGGATATTGTTGTATTTATTGAATGGGATTTGCATAAATGTGTCTACCCAATTCTTGATTTTATAATACTCGCCGCCACTTTCGTCCATGTATTTTAGAGAGTTGATTTTCTTGAATGCGATAGACTTATACACTACTGGAATATCTGCGTCTATTAACGTTAGGCGATATGGTTTATCAACCTCCATGTGTTTCTTAAGTTCCTCTACCTCTTGTAGGACCTTATGTTGTTCATCAACAGTAAGTCGGTCCCTGAAGAATTTAGTATCATTCAATGAGTTCTTCTCCTTGATTACTTTTTGGAACTTCTCCGCATTTTTAGTGCGCACTTTCTGTGTGCGTTTTTTCTCCTCTTTATTGTATTTATTCTCACGAGACTCGAAATCTTTAATAATAGACTGCATCACCTTATTATTTTTGTCCTTTTCGCTTAGACCGCTAATCATTTCCCGAACCTTTGTATATGCCTCCAAGTCAGTAATCCCATCTTCATCATCTGATTTTTCGGTTACATCCTTTTTACCTCTGGTTTTCTTATTATATAACTCATCATCCGCATCCGCATCCGCATCCGCATCCGCATCCGACTCCGACTCAGATTCAGACTCTGTCTCTTCTTCTGCGTCAATCTCATCCATTTTCTGCCCCATAGTTAATAGAATATTGAATAGACCAGATTTTCCAAATTCAACGACCGCATCTTCATCCTCGTCTTCAGAATCAATATCTTCATCGGAGCATTCATCTTCTTCGGATTCTGTCTCTGAATCGGACGTCTCTTCATATTCGGTATCAGTATCATTACCATTCATATTATCAGACTTACCAAACAAATCTTGCATTAGCATATCCATATCAATTTTTGAATCATTTGGTTCCTTAGACATTTTTTTATTTTTATTACATTTAGTGTTCTCGCCTTTTGGTTTTTCGCCTTTTGGTTTCTCGCCCTTTGGTTTCTCGCCCTTTGGTTTCTCGCCCTTTGCCTTATTCTTAATACTATCATCTGGTTGTGTCTTCTCCTTCTCAGCAGATACAATCTTGTTTTTAATGTATGTTGATGGAAAGATATCTCCAATAATCTTGCGAATATCATCCATATCAGTCTCAACCTCATCGTCGGTTAGCCATTCAGAGTCATCGTCTGATGATTCGTTGCTCTTACTGGTCAACTCTACGGAGTTACCTTTCGAGCGAGTCTGATAAGTGTGTTTTTTATTCATATCTTTCTTCATAATAAACTGTGTGGTGATATTTATTTAAATAATTTTCATTCAATTTTTTATTTAGTATAAAATTGAATGAAAACAATCTAAATATTATTTGTGTAATATAAGAAGGATGGCTGATAGTAAGAAAAAAGCTAATTACACTAAAGAGGCATCTAAGATTATTGGAATTCAGTTTAGTATTTTGTCTCCTGAGGAAATTCGCAATGGTTCTGTCGCTGCTATTACGAATCGCGACACATATATAAATAATAAACCAGTTATTAATGGACTATTTGATCCACGAATGGGCGTTTTAGAGCCTGGTTATGTATGTCCTACCGATGGACTGGACTATATGCAGACACCTGGATACTTCGGACACATAGAGCTTGCCCGTCCGCTATTTTACATTCAGTATTTGAGTACGATTATGAAAATTGTGAGGTGTACATGTGTTAAGTGTAGTAAGCTTCTTATTAGCAAAGAACAATTTAAACATCTGCTAAAATCATCAAACGAGGCGCGATGGAATGCGGTCTTTCGCGACGCAAGTAAAATCAAGCGGTGTGGTGAAGACACAAATGACGGGTGTGGCTGTCTTCAACCGGCAAAACTAAAGAAGGAGGGTCTCGCCACGCTCGTCGCAGAATGGGACGATATTGACGGCGTGGACAAAGAGAACCTTACTATGGTAATGACTCCCGAAATCGTCCTTAAACAATTCAGACGCATCTCGGATGAGGATGTAACGTTCATGGGGTTTAGTCCAATCTGGTCGCGTCCCGACTGGATGATATGTCAGGTGCTCGCCGTTCCACCTCCAGCAGTGAGACCGTCGGTTAAGCACGATTCGCAACAGCGCAGTGAGGATGATATTAGTCACATTATTGTTAATATTATTAAGACGAACAACACGTTACAAACTAAAATAGAGACTAACGCAGCCGCTCCAGTAATCACCGACTGGACGATGCTGCTTCAGTATTACATTGCTACTCTCGTAGACAATAAAATACCTGGGGTGGCAGCACACGCACAGCGCTCTGGTCGTCCGCTTAAATCAATAAAGGACCGTCTTAACGGAAAGGTTGGACGCATCCGCGGAAATCTTATGGGCAAACGCGTTGACTTTTCGGCCCGCTCCGTCATCACGCCCGACCCAAACCTTTCAATCAAGGAGCTGGGTGTTCCTAAAAAAATCGCAATGAATCTATCATATCCGGTTCGAGTCAACAAAATGAATATGTCGTATTTGGAGACACTTGTGCGAAATGGTCCCGATATTTACCCAGGCGCTAAAATTTTGGAGAGGAAAAACGGGGACAATATTTCGCTCCGTTACGTGGACCGTGATTCGATTTCGCTCAACATCGGTGACGTGGTTCACAGACATATGCTGAATGGAGACCCAGTACTATTTAACAGGCAACCGACCCTACATCGTATGTCTATGATGTGCCACAGCACAGTCATTATGCCAGAGGGTGACACATTCCGCATGAACGTCGCAGATACCAAACCATATAATGCGGATTTTGATGGCGATGAGATGAATATGCACATGCCACAGGACATCGAATCGGCATCCGAATTAAAAAATCTGGCGGCGGTTCAATGGCAGATTATTAGTCCTGCGAATAACAAAACAATCGTCGGTATTTTCCAGGACTCGCTCCTCGGCGCTTACCAATTCACACGACCTAATATTACATTGACGCATCGCGAAGCAATGAATATGCTTATGTTATACGATAAGGTTGATGTCTCTAAAATTCCAAACACGGAGAGGATTAGCAGCTTTGAATTGTTAACTCAAATTATGCCTCAAATGTCTCTGAAATATAAAACTGCGCGGTTTGGTGATGATGATGACTACAAAACCTCTAATGCGGTCATTGAAATTGATAACGGGACATTTATTCGCGGACAACTAGATAAGGGTGCGTTTGGAGATGGTGCTCGAGGATTACTACAACGCGTATGTAATGATTTCGGTAATAATAATTGTGCAGATTTCGTAGACAATATGCAGAATATAGTTACCGAGTATATGAAAACAAGTGCGTATAGTGTTGGTATCAGTGACTTAATTGCAGACGACGATACAAACAATGCGATTGCTGAAGTAATCACTGCGAAGAAACGAGACGTTCAGTCGCTTATCGACGAAACTCATCTCGGTATCTTTACCAATAAGACCGGTAAAAGCGACGAAGAGGAGTTTGAGACACAGATTAATAATATTCTAAGGAAGGTAGAAAATGAGGCAGGAAAAATCGGACGTAAAAGTCTGAGTCGCGACAATCGCTTCGTCATCATGGTGAATGCCGGTTCTAAGGGCAGTGACCTGAATATATCGCAGATGATCTCGTGTCTTGGACAGCAGAACGTTGATGGTAAACGAATTCCATATGGCTTCGAACACCGAACACTACCTCACTTTAATAAATTCGACGACTCGCCTGGAGCTCGCGGATTCGTAGAGAGTTCCTTTATATCTGGTCTTTCACCAGAGGAGCTCTTCTTCCACGCAATGGGTGGTCGCGTGGGTCTCATAGACACGGCTGTCAAAACATCGCAGACTGGTTACATTCAACGGCGCCTCGTAAAGGGTCTGGAGGACTTGAAGGTAGAGTATGATATGACTGTGAGAAATAATAAAAACAAGATTATCCAATACTCATATGGCGATGACGGAATCGACCCGATTAGAGTAGAGAGTCAGATTCTACCGCTTGTGAATATGAGTATAGATGAAATATATAGCCACTATCAGATGCCAAGTGATAATATAAAGGACGACGTATTCACAACTTCATATACAAAGCCAACTCTCAAGCGACTTAAAAATCAAATCCCTGACACTAATAAGCGTTGTATGGAAATGATTGATATGATGATTGAATATCGCGATACAATTATCAAATATGTATTTAAGATGCGCGACGATAAAAAGGTAAATATCCCAGTTGCGTTTCAACAGATTATCAATAACGTTCGTGGACAGCAGTATATCAATGTAAATTCAATGGTGGATATTACACCACTAGAGGCACTGGAACTCATAGACAATGGATACAAACGTATCGAGTCATTTCATTATGTCAAACCAACTGACCTATTTAAGATTATGTATTATTATTACATGACACCAAAGGAACTACTAATGGTAAAACGCTTTAATCGCAATGCCGTAGAAATTCTAATTGAGAAAATCGTCCTTCAATATAAGCGCTCTATTATTGCTCCAGGCGAGATGGTCGGAATTATTGCGGCACAGAGCATTGGCGAACCCACAACACAGATGACTCTAAACACATTCCATTTTGCCGGTGTGGCAAGCAAATCAAATGTAACGCGTGGAGTTCCAAGAATCGAAGAAATCCTCTCGTTATCAGAGAACCCGAAGAATCCGTCTTGTACTGTGTTTATGCACACAGACCAAGAGGAGAATCAGGATAACGCACAAAATATTATGAACAAGATTGAAAATACAACACTTAAGAGTTTGGTAAATTCAATTAAGATTTGTTTTGATCCTGACGACCTAAACACATTGATGACGGAGGATAATGAACTAATCGCACAATTCAATGTGTTCGAGAATATGCTTAATACTTGTGGAAACACCAATAAGGATGAATCTGAAAAGTCTAATTGGATTATTAGAATGGAACTGAATGCTGAAAACATGTTAGATAAAAACATTACGATCGAAGATATTAACTTCGCAATTAAAAACGTATACTCTGACGAGTTGGATTGTCTATTTAGTGACTACAATAGTGATAATATCGTGTTTAGAATTCGCCTGAATAGTGTAATTAAGAAAATCAAAGATAAGAATAATAATACAAAACCACTCGATCAGTCAAATGAAATATACCTTATTCAGAATTTCCAGAATCAGTTATTAAACAATATGGTTCTTCGCGGTGTAAAGGATATTGACCGCGTGATTCCTAGAAAAATTACCGATAGCGTAATTGAAAAGGATGGAAAATACAATAGGAGAGATATATGGGTATTGGACACAGTCGGGACTAACCTCCTTGATTTGCTTAGCATTGACTATGTGGATACGACGCGAACCATCACGAATGATATTCAGGAGATTTACCGCGTCTTGGGAATCGAGGCGGCGAGACAAGCTATATTCGATGAGATTTCGGAAGTGATTGAATTTGACAGCACATACATTAATTATCACCATCTCAGCCTGCTTTGTGACCGTATGGCGTGTAATGACAAGATGGTGTCAATATTCAGACATGGAATCAACAACGACAATATCGGACCAATCGCCAAGGCCTCCTTCGAAGAGACACCTGAGATGTTCCTTAAGGCGGCGCGACACGCGGAACTAGACCCGATGCGTGGCGTCTCGGCGAATGTCATGTGTGGACAGGAGGGATATTTCGGTACAAGCGCGTTTCAGGTTCTCCTTGACCTAGACAAGTTCACGGAGATATCTGCCGAGAATTGGAGTGACGATAGCTCGCAGAAAATCATAGACGAGGGGTTCGGTGACCTGGCTTATAATGATGATCCGTGTTCTATATCAAAGTTGTCTGTTTCAAATAACATCCAAAATATAATTACAACCAATATTGGCGACGATAATGACTACGATGTTGGATTTTAAAGAATTCAAAACAATATAAATATTACAAAATAATAATACTATGAATAGTTTTAGTATTATTATATCTACATTATTAGAATGTTTATCCTTTAATGAGAATGGTTATATTATAAAAGCGGAAAATCACGCAACCGAATATGTGTGTAAATCTTTTTTATCAGACGATAAATTTGACACATTTGATAAGAATATACTTAATCCATATTTTATTACAGGAGATATTAAAGAAAAACATTATGAATGTTTTTTTAAAGCACAGAATATATACCATATTCTTTGTCGTGTTGTTAGACGCTATAAAGTATCCAAATCAATTAGATTTGATTCGACTACAGATTTGTGTTTAAATGACATTAGTAATATATCCGCACTATCTATCGTTAAATTATATGTGGATAATACGCGGGTGTTGTATACGTTTAGAATATCCGACTTGATACAGCTAATAAATGCGGCTCTAACATATAATTCTGGTTTTTTTGCTGAACCTCAAACTATTAAAAATCCTTATACAAACATACCGTTTACTAATACAGAGTTATATAACATATATTACTCAATTAAATATAGCCATTTTGAAATGCCATACTTATTTCAGCAGTATTTAAAACATGATTTTTCGCTAATCAAATTTACATATTTAAACGAGCAAATGTTGCGCGAAATAGCAATTGACGATTATTGTAAATCCGCCACGAATAGACAAAAATACACTCAACTTATTAAAATGCTTGTAGAGTTCAGCAATATATTCAATCCTTCAAACATTGATCCTGATTTTCCAAAAGAGAAACTCGTAGTCGCCTTTTCACATTTATTAATAGACTATGTTACGTTCTCGTTTTCGCTCATATCTGTTCTACAAAAAACAGCTAAACAAAAAATAAGACGCGACCTCACAGAATTTAAGAAATATAATCCGATGTATGGTAGAAAATTACTGGTTAGACAATACAAAGGTAGTGGCGATGAGCCATTTGTATTTGGTGATAAAACGCGTTCATATACCATAAAATATCGGTTTATAGATACAGTAATTACGAGACCTCCAGATAGATTAAAAAAACGGAGAGATATAAAACGTCCCAATCGCATCAATTTAAATACATTGGTTAGACGTCCACTTCATAACAGTAGACAAAATATATCTAATACGGAATTAGATCAGATGTTTTCGTTTCCAATAATACGCCAATCAGAAAACATAATTACTGGAACTAATAATATTACAATTGATAGTATATCCCACAATGATGAAACAGACACAGATGCCGAATCAGATGCCGAATCAGATGCCGAATCAGATGCCGACCCGTCTATTGTCACGTTACTGGATAATTCTAGTAGCGACGATTCGTCTACATAATATATTATACATTAACCTTTTATAGGTTAACTTTGGCTCAACGTTAAGCGTTTATTTATTTTCTTGACAGTTTGTTTTGGTGTATTTGGTTTATTAGGTGTCTTTGATAAGTCATCCATATTAAACATTGATGTGTAGTTTTTAGTTTTTAAAGGATTAGCAATATCATATGTATTTGTCTTTATATATTCATTTGTAACCTCTTTCTCAATGTCAACAAAATAATCCTTATTTAACAGTGTCTGCATCAATACAATCTCATCGTCACCAAGGTTATATCCAATATCACCGAGAGATAAAAATGATTTAGGTTCAAAAATAAATGTCTTTATTCTATTAAATCGCAGAAGTTCATCTGCCAATTTACCAAAGTAGATTGTCTCATTATCTTGCTTATTTATGAGATTTTCCTTTGGAATCATCATCTGTTTCTCTTTTGTTGAATCGTTAATAATACAGTATTTTGTATCTAACAAATCATCGTTTTTATAACAACTAACTACATTATTAATATCATTAATAACTTCTTTTGAAATAACCGAAAATTTAAAATATTTATTTGTCATAGTTTTAAGTATGTTAATAATGGCGCGCAATTTTTTATTATATAGCTTATCCGAAGCAATGATAGCCTCAATCTCGGTTCTACTCGATTTGTGGTTATGTTCACTAAGCATGATGCGAATAGTATTACGGAATATTTTGTAAAACCCAGTTTCAAGATTAATTTTTTTGATATATTCAATACGTTCAATATCAACGCTGGAATCTGTGCTTATAACTGTGTCGATTTCGTTGAAATTATTAGTTGTAATCGTTTTGTTAATACCTTTATAATTAGTGTCAATGTAGTCATCTTCGGGATAAACTGGGACAAACTGATTCGTCTCTGTTATTATACCAACAATTATACCGTTCTCCTTTACATTGACCAATGGTTTACACAATATCTTATTTGTTTTGCCTTTCACCTCAAGTAAATAGTCTATGGTTTTTTCATACGTTTCACCTATAATCGTATTAATCCAAATATATTCTATATCGTCATCATTTACAACCATGGGTGCGGATGGATAGCAAGGCAATATTCCAACCTTCCCATTATTATCTACCTTAACAGCTATAACCTTACCATCGTAGTTAAATACTTGTCCTATTATTTTATATTTTATATTTTTTAATTCTCTCACCAGCGCAGATAATATGATATTTTTTTTGAATGTATATACACCACTCATACTTTCCAGCGATTTACATTTTTCAAAAGATTTTTTTATGATTGAAATTGTGGTTTTAATATCTTTGAATGATTCAGTATTCATATTTATCCTGGTTTCTAATTTAGGTTCCTTCACACTCTGTTTATATTCACCTATGATTTCGAAATACGTGTAATCGTTTTTTTTTCGTCTTATTAAAATAACAGTATCTTTATTTTCATCATAGAATTGTTCTGAATAATTATTAGAGGGACATAGAATCTCAACCTTATCGCGCATATCGTCTTCTGGAATATTAATTATTACCATATTTAATCCATTTTCAAATAATATATTTGACTTACATACTAAATCCCATAAATATGTATGGTCTATTATATATTTGTTGTTATTATTTGGGTCTAAATATTTTTTAAAATTTTCGTGAGCGCTAATAATTTTTTTAAATAATATTTCTTGTTTAACGTCACCTTCCTTTCTATACGCGTTGTTTAATTTATTATATATATTGGATTTTTTGAACTCATCGTTAATATCAACCTTGTTTGTATTAGAATCTGCAAATATTGTAATTAAATTTCCATTTTGTAAGGCAATGAAAATATCATATGTAAGCTTTTGAATTAATATCATTTTCATTTGACTAATAGATGTTTTCTCTCTATTTGGTTGGTTTAATTTATTTAGTTTTTCTAATTCTTTTTGTTCAAACTCCTTGTCTGCTGTAGGGTTTTCTTTTCTAATCTCTTGTAACAATGGGTTTAATAATTTTAGTGTTTCCTCCTTACTTCTCTCTCTAGTATCAAATAAGAAGGCAATACACGCAATGAATGAATTTGTATTTGCCATACGCTCTTCGTTACGATGTAATCCAATTCTGACAATACATGAATGACCTTCTTTTATATAATTACTATCGCTAATTTTACAATTTTTATTATTAGCCTCTAAAAATTTGTCTATTGATAATTGGAGATATCCTAATGTGTATTGGTTTTTTTGATTAACATCTATTACCAGTGGGAAACTTTCTGATGATTTAATATACAATTTATTGTTCCTGTTTATCGAACCATCTATTGGTTCCGTGTCATCTATTGGTTCCGTGTCATCTATGGGTTCCGTGTCATCTATTGGTTCCGTGTCGTCTATTGGTTCCGCGTCGTCTATTGGTTCCGTGTCGTCTATTGGTT